CTCTTCAACAAGCGTTTTTGCGTAGTTTTCAAACTCCACACGTTCACGATGCGCCGCTTCTTTGGCACGCCGCTCGTCGTGATAACCTTTACTAAAGTGCTGTATTCGTTTGCGTACCTTATCTGAGTAATCTTCTAACTCTTCATCAGTAAGGTCTTCGGGGGGCTTAGATGCTTTACGCCCTCTGTCCGCCTTCGGTATGTCGTCTACTACTTCGACTTCTACTTCGGCTTCTTTCTCTTGCTTAACAGGTTTTTCCTCGACAGGCTCTGATTTGCCAGACAAGTCAATCTCTACTGCGCTAGAGTCCTCTACTTCTATTACCTCATCCTTCTCTTCGTCAGGGAAGGTGTACTCAACTTTTTGAAATCCCATTATTTACTCCTCACACTCGTGTAACGCCACGAGGATCGTTTACTACTGCTTCAATTGAGTCATCATTCATTAAACGATACTCAACACCACCTACTTTAAAACGCGTACCAGTATTGGCACGAAACATCACATAGTCGCCAGCTTTACACCAAGCACCTGTAGGAAAGCGATCCTTATCAGAATACGCCTGCTCACCCATATCAAGGACAACCCCGATAGTAGACATGATGTATTCGTTATGGATTTCCTTACTAGACTTGATGATACCGCTTTCGCCGTATGTATCCTCTACTTCCGGCATGGCTACTAGAACACGGTACCCTACAGGAGTAGGAATTTGGTGGTCTAGTTCTTCTTCACTTTCTGCTTCTTTTGGTACTATTGTTAGATCAGTCATTATCATCTTCCAAATAATTACGCGAGAGGTCATTTACATGATTCAGACAGGAAGTGAGACCTCGTAGCATTCCTGTTATTTCTTTGTACTGAGCGAAGTCTTTAGCCCCACCATTACCTAGAAATTTTGTTGCAGAGGACATATCTTCCTCGATTTTGTTCTTGAGCACGTCAAAGACGGTTTTAGCCATGATTTATTCCCTACGTTTGTTTGCAGAATCTGTTGCTGTTTTTATAGCGTCTAGCTTTAATTTAGTCGCATCTTTGCGCCTGTCCGCAGCCATCTTAGCAACGGTTTTTTCGGTGTCTAACTGTAGTTCTTGCTCTTCTAACTGTAGCTGCCCCTGATCTATAGCTGCATCAGCCATATCTTTCTGCACCTTGCGTTGCAATTCAGCCTGTTTGAGTTGCGCATCGGCTTGGTCTTTCTGAGCCTTACGCTGCACTTCTTGCTGCTTAATTTGTAGCTCCGCTTGCTGCATCTGTACAACGGGGTCTTGTTGCTTCTGTTGTGCCTGCTTTTGCGCCGCTTCTTGCTGGTGCTGCTGTGTAAGCTGCCTACCGCCCTCCGCTACTAGTCTAGCCAGTTGTATTTCTGTTTCCTCTGTAAGCTCTTCATTAGGCGCTGGTAGGGGTGCTCCTAACTTCTCTTCCATCTGAGAGCGGTACAAGAACCCTAGGTGCTCCGCTATGTGAGCCTGTAACGCAGACATTATTTTCTGCGCCTGTGGGTTCTGGCCTATGGTCTGTGCAATCATGGGGTCTTTCATAAACGACTGGTGCGCCGCTATATGTGCTGCATGGTCTTGGTAGATGAACGCTTTTATGGGGGTACCTGTTAGCGCGTTCATGTTTTCGCTTACGGGATCAGTAGGTTTCACATCATCTTCCGTAGGTACTAGCTTGTCAGCGTTCTTGACGCCGAGCACTTCAATCATCTGGCGATGTAATTGAGGTAGGTTGTATATCTGAGGTGCCTGTTGTGCCATCTGCAACACTGCTTGGTACTGAACTACACGTTGCGCCATAGTAGAACTGTTAGGGTCACTAACAGGGATTACATCGACCATAGCGTAGTCAGCTTGGCGGGCGGCTACTTCACCTCTGTTAGGCATGTAGTCGTATTCCACAGATGCTTCTTCGGCCATGATAGCTTTGAGCATCTTGAACTCTAGCTTCATAGCGTAGTGGACACGCGCCTGTACCGCAGCCATAGGCTTTAACGTACGTTCTAGCAATGCTAGCGTAGTACCCACTGGGGCGTTTGCGGACATATCAGATATGTTCATGTCACTGATAGCACCTAGACGGCGGCCTTCAGTAGTGATCTGGTTAAGCAACGCTAACAGAGTCTGGCTAGGCTCCTTATAAGGTAGGGGCATGATGTTTTCTTTGATGCTGCCTGATGGCACATCTACATCTTTAAACTCGCCCGGCTCGATAGGAGTGTCATCACCTTTAATACGTAGCCCACGAGACTTTAAGCCGCCGGGAAGGTTAGACAGGGTACCAGCGTCCACCAGTTGTCGTATGAGCGACGTTCCTGCTTTAGCGTACCCACCTACTATGTGGATGAGTCCTAGGCCGTAGAAGCCAAATCCGGGCACATATACGTAGTGTACAAAGTGCTGACGTTTTAGCGTTAAGGCGTCCTCTTCTTCCCAGTTACGACGGATCGACAATATCTCTTCAGTACCGCGTTCTATAGTAACAATGTAGGGCTTTGCGATACCGTCTTCGTCGTCTACACCCTCAATGATGAGGTCTGCATGAATCTCATATATAGTGTAACGATCATCATCAGTGATGTCGTACCCACCTTCCTCGGCCTTCTTTTCCTCAATATCGGTGTGGAACGGGCGAGGTTCTCCTAACTCTACGCCAGAGTAGAAACCACTCACTTGTAGCTTCATTATCTCGTTCTTGGTTTTACGCATTACATGGGTAACGCGTTCGGCAGATTCTATGTTGGATGCGCCATAAGGCACAATAACGTCTTCTGCTGGAATATAGATGGCGGCCTGTCTACCCATATTGGGGTCGAAGTAAACCTTCTTAAACGCCGATCCTGCGAGTCCTAGGCTATATAGCATTCTTTCGTGCTCTGGACGGTACTCCACCATGTTCTCTGTAAGCTCATAGTTCATGTCCGCTTTTACACGCTCTGCTGCTTCTAACTTCTCTTTAGTCTCTTTACCTAGAACCTTTACCTTTACTGGCCCTTGAGCAGGGAAAGTCTCACTCATGGTCTCTGCTTGGAACCGTATAGCTGCTTCGGCTAGGACTGTAGAGTTGACGCCACACGCGCCCTGCCAAGGAGTTGTACGCTCTTCGTACTTAAACCCTAGGATGTCCAGTCCTTTGACGTAGGTATCTGCCCAGTCTTTGCGGCTGTCCACATCTGCGTCTACCATACCTATTAACTCACCTGATAACTCGTTTAAGAGTCCTTCATCAAGTGCGTCCACCAAGTTGGCGTCAAACGCCATTAGGTCGGTCTCGTTGGCATCAGGGATCAGGGTGATCTCCATACTACCATCAGACAGAGTAACCATCTCAGGATCGACTATCTCAATAGATAAGTCTCCCTCAAGCACTTCGGCCTCTTCTACTTCTACGTCTTCTATGCCTTCTGGTGCGGCGTAGATACCTTTCTCAATTGCCATTCTGTAACCTCTTAATAAAACCCGCTACCGCGATGTTTAAACTGTTTAATGTCTTCTGGCTCATCAGTAGGTAATCGTATAAATCCGCCTTGTCTGAACCGCATAAGTGCCATAACTGTGGAATCCACCAGATCGTCATGGCTCATAAAGGGAAACCCTGCGATCTCTTCTACTACTTCTTCTGCCCATCTAGTCTGTGGAACCCATACTAACCCAGATTGCACAATGTCTGATACAGAGTTTAGACGTGCTAGTTTATCACCAGAACCTCTATGGGGGGTATATTCTTGTACAAGTAAGCCCATACGTCGCATTTCTTGGTACAACGCTACACCGGAACTCTTTTTCTCTACTATAAAAGCGTCTGGTTCCCATTCCGTGTACTGATCCATAGCCAATTCTTTTAGCTCGTGGAACTCCATACGCTCTTTTATGCTGTTAAGCAAGATTATATTATACGCTGAAGTCTCCTCATTAAGGAACACTCCCCACGTAGTAAGCGCCGTGTAATCCGCTCGGTTGTGTTTTTCTGCTGCGGAGTCCAAGGACATGATTATATATTCGCAGGCGGGGGGCCGTTCTTTCTCCCACTCATTCCACCACTCTCTTTTTACTAGGGCGGCTTCCTCGGCGGTGGGTTGTTGCTGATACTGGGCGTTCCACTGGAACGTAGGCATTGATGCCTTGGTACGCAATAACGCCTCAAGATCAAAGAACTCAGGCCACAGAGGTTTCTGTATGGGCTTGCCCGTCTCTTTATCGTCCACATCTAATATAGCGGGGAACTCTATGACCTCATACTGGTCAGCACGGTCGTTCTGGGCCATATCCTTGACCACACGCCCCGTTAGGTCGTCCATGTGCCACCGTGTCTGGATAATAGCTACACTACCTCCGGGCATCAGACGAGTACGAGCACCGAACGTAAACCACTCATACGCCTTCTCAAAGACAATAAAGTTGCCATTAATCACGTCTTGCTCAGAGTGAGGGTCGTCTACAAGTAGTAAATGCGCACCACGGCCCGCTAGAGCCGATCCAACACCACATGCGTAGTACTCCCCGCCCATGCTCGTACTCCAGCGTCCGGCTGATTTAGAGTCACTGGCGAGTTTTACTGTAGGAAAGATGTCTGCGTAGGCTTCACTGGCTAGGATGTTTCGTACCTTACGCCCGAAGTCCACCGCCAAATCGGTAGTATGTGACACCATCATAACCTTCTTGTCAGGGTTACGCCCTAGGTACCACGCAGGGTAGAAGATAGATACAAGCTGGGACTTACCGTGACGAGGCGGTATGTTTACGCACGCCCTGTCTTTGTCTCCTCGCTCAATGGCCATTAGGAGGTCGGCCAACATGCGGTGATGCTTCCCAACTAGGTAGTCAGGCTGCATAAGTTTACAAAATTCTATTAAATCGTCGTGTGCGGCTTTAACTGTACGCCGTTTGTCTAGCTCATCGACAAGTTTCTCTATCTCCACCACCTCGTCGGTGCTGAACTCGTCAATGTTATCCAACATGTGCTGGATTTCTTCTTGGGTAAACGCTTCAGTGGTGCTAGGCGCAGTCATTTATCGTCACATCAGCGGTAGTTACCATGACTACTCGCGCCCCACAACTCAAAATCGGCTTATCTGTGGTACTTTGCAGGACTTCAGACGGCCCATTTATAGTTACAGAGTTACAATACGTGTTTTTCTTGCCTTGTTTTACGGTAATTACAGGTTCGTTCGTCCCATTCTTGAGATTGGCGCGGATTTTGTGCTGATTCACGTGAATATACGTCTTAGGCATCCTTACTTACCCCCAATTCTGCGTCTACGTCTATAACTTCTCCGTCCAGTGTCACCTCATCCGCAGGATTTACGAGCTTTTCTAGCTTTTTGCGCAGTTTTGCCTTGAGATCATCCGTTGACTGGTGCGTAACGGTCACTTCCGACTTCTCTGCGAACAGTCCTACGTCCGAAATCTTACCCAGTAACTCCAACGCTCGAATACGAACGCGTGGATCGGGGTTCTCTGTCTCTAATATCAGCTTATTCGTTACCAAGTGGCGCACAGAAACGGCTGACTCCACTACAGAGGCACCAAATTCCGTGAGTATGTTACTAGTTAGCACCAGCGAGGCTGGGGTCAAGTTAGCCATACGTTTGTTTGTTGCTTTCTTCGATGTCTTTTCAGGATCATCGGCATACGCTATGGCAAGTTTAGCTGCCACGTCTTCATCTTCTTTGCTGGGCTTCAATTCTAGCCCGTGTTCTGCCAGCTCTAAGGCCGTCGTCTTCGCTGCTCGCGCACGGACACTCAAGTCCACGGCGGGGTCGTCATCAAATAGCGGAACCCCTGTCTCGGGTTCGAGTTTAATCGTCATATTGTAATCGCAGGTTGTTAAACCGGAGTGCCTTTGTACCATACTTGTTTACACAAGACAAGCATAGGGAGTTGCCCATACCATTTATGGTATATCCTACATGATTATTATACATTTCCGATCATATCGGATCACTAATATAATAGCGCCTCTTTCAACCCCCTACTGTTCTGAGGTTTCTTTGTGTTTGGTCTTACTGTGTTTATTGTTTCGGCGTGTATTGTTGTTATTGTGGGGCTTGGTGTTATTGCCCTAGAGGATGGTCTACCCTTTTAAAGTTACGTAGGAGGTTTAGTCCCTCCTTTTCTGCTTCTTCTGTAAACTTGTCGGGGAGTAGCTGCAAACACCCTTTACTCCCCAGCTCTTCCGTAGGTTTTATAAGCACTCTCTGCTCGTCTAAAGCAATGAACATATAGAAGTCCGCCACTTTCTGCGAGGCTAGGCTGTACAGGTACTTACGTACTGGGTTTCTGTACCGCTGCTTGAGTGTTGCAAGGTTAGCCGCCTTCACCTGTAACGTGAACATCTCTTCGTGGTACGACTGGCACCATAAGTCTACGCCGGAACGGTCTACGTGGTGGCACTCTATGCCGTGGCGCTCCAAAACATACATGGCAAAGAACTCACCTATCCTTCCTGTGTGTGCGGCGTTATCTATTCTGCCCTTTATTTTACTCACGTCCCGCCTATGTATTACCTAATAGGAACGTACACCGTACAGTATAAAAAATTTTTTACAAGGGGTCAGAAAAAGAGGTGGGGGGTGTTCCTATATAGAGGGGGTAGGGGTCTCGAACTCATAAAATAACGATTTATTCGTGGAAATTAGTAATATATAGAGCGGTGGGACTCCTGTCTGACATAGCGGGTCATGGGGGCGGGGTAGGGGTCGGATTCTGGCCATTCGTGGGTAAACCTACCAGATAACCAGTAATGTATACATATGTATACAGTCGGCGGCCTATCTATTGTAAACAGGGGTAAACTTGTTATTATGCGAACCATCAAAGCCAATAACGGATTTGATCGGTTAACGCGGCACCGCTACAAGCCCGCGCATTTTACAAGGTAATAAGTTATGAAAAACGTAAACGAAGCAACAGCACTGCCAGCCCGATTCACCCCGAAAGCGGCTGATTTATTAAGTAAGACTTCCAGCAAGGAGGAAAGTGCCCGTAAGCAAGCGCAGGCGGCCTATGATCAAATGATCAGTGATGGCATGCTTTGGACTGATTTCTTACCAGTTAAGGCTAAGGGATCAACGGCCACGCCGGAGTTGAGAGAGGCGCTACTCGCGGCGCGGCGGAAAGGGTTCGGAGCATGGGCACCGAAGCTATACAAGACGCCCAATACGGCACTTAGCGATGAGGATATAGCCAAGAAAAATAAGTTAAGGACTGACGTAAATAAGAAAATAACGGACGATAGGACGGCTATGAGATTACGCCAAGACCCTGAGTTTAAAGCCAGCGAGTCCGAGAAAAATAAAGCTAAACGGGCACCCCAACAGCCCACCGGCCAAGCCAAGGCGGCGGGGTCAGCGGCCAAGGTACTGGAGTCACTACAACAGGCGGCCAAGCGGGCGCAGGCAATTGAGGAACCGGAGTTTGATGTAGTGGCACTGGTTGCACTGCTAGCTAAGGCTCAACAGATTGTAGTTAAACACTGATCACCACCGGCCAAGGATGGCCATCCAACAGGAGTAAGTTATGACGCGTAATGAAATCACTGATGCAATACTGGCCGCGCTGGTCACGATAGTTTTAATTCCGGCGGCAGGCATTCTGTTAACTATCCTCTGGGTACTGATACAGGGGCAACCATCATGAAAAATCAAAAATTGTTAAACCTGCTACAAGCTGATGCGGTTGATTACTATCTCCGCCAAGGGCACTCAATTGAGACCGCCAGATATATGGCCACCTATAACCACGCTGAACATATTGACAAATCACTTGAAGACGAATGGTTAGCATTCGAGAATCGCCAGCATGCAATACACGGACTCGATCCTTTTTAACTCCCCTGCAATCCTTGCCCCGCTCCGGCGGGGCTTTTTTTCGCCCCGAGAAAAGTCGTTTGATACCAGTTCTACATCTGCGTAGCGCATAGCGTATTCGTCTGATACCAGTTCTACATCTGCGTAGCGCATAGCGTATTCGTCTGATACCAGTTCAGAATCTGCGTAGCGCATAGCATGGCACGTTAGCGCGTGGACGTTTTTGGTTTGTATACATATGTATACATTTCTCTGATACCAGTTCAGAACCTGCGTAGCGCGTTGTTACTTTTACAATGTTACTTTTTTTCTTGTAATGTTACCGCAATGTTACCTTTTTTTCGGCCAAAAAGTAACAATACAAAAAGTATCTAAACGTGCTGTTTCGTGACAGTGCATGACTAGGCATGTGCGGAAAATGGCCTTTTTTATACTCTTTTTAATAAATAATTTATAATGTTACCTTTTACAAAAATAGTATCCGGCGTTCAAAAAATTCTCCCTTTGTTACCTCCCCTTTCACCTTAAAATAATACCCTCATATTTCCACCAAAAAGGTAACAAAGTAACATTGTATAAATATCAGTAACTTACAGACCACACGTAGGTACACACTGGTACAACGTAGTACACTACACCGCTACACACTAAACAACACGTTTGTGTACCATTTGACATAAGCCGCCATTCCTGTATAATGGTTTTAGTAGGTCGAGTTATGGCCTTCGGGGCGACACAGCTAAACGTGTCAACACAAACTAAATGTATACATATGTATACAAATCAATCGGAGCAATACAGTTATGAGCGAAGCACTGAGGCACGCGGAGATTCACCACCAGAACGAGGTGCGTGAGATAGTTGGTAAGCAGACCCGCGAGTTGAAAGAAATGTCCCTTGTACTTAAAAGTGCAGTCGTTGCATTGCACAAGGGCAAAGCAGATGTTGTAGACGCGCTATTGGAGCAGGTCATATACGACATAAGCAAGAAGGTCGAAAAACTAAACTAATGTATACATATGTATACAAATCAATCGGAGCAATACAGTTATGAACAATCTAAATCAAATGGTAGCAACAACAGCACCACAGGCAAGCGCACCATCAATCGGATCGAGTGCCATGTTGGGAGAGTTGAAGATCAGTTGCTGGACTGGACGCAAGAAAGACAAGTCAGCATCCGCATCAGTGACGAGCCAGAACTACGCCGATAATGGTACGGCATCAGTCAATAAGAAGTTACTGGGTAACTGCGACGAGTTAACCGCCATACAGAAATTCGTGGCCAACGCACGCAACATCCACTACAGCATGACAATGCCATGGAGTGATCTGGGTATGCGACTGTTACCGACAGCGCAGTACTTCAAGTACCACCAACAGATGACCGAGTTGCAAAGCGAGTTCGAGCGCATGGTCGATACGTTCTGTAACAACTACACGTGGGAGGTGAGCAGGGCACAGGCACGGATCGGTAGTTTGTTTCGAGCCGATGACTACCCTAGTGAGTGGTCGATACGTGAGAAGTTCGCGTTCAACATCTCGTATATACCGCTACCCGAGGCCGGTGACTTTCGTGTGGACGTGGGCAACGAGCAACGTGACGTGTTGGAGTCACACTATAACGAGTACTACAGTAAGCAGTTGGGGTCTGCCATGCAGGATGTGTGGGATCGTACGTACAAGGCTCTGTCTAATATGTCCGAGCGACTAGACTACGGCGGCGATGACAAGAAGAAAGTATTCCGCGACTCGCTAGTGGAGAACGTGCTCGACATGGTAGAACTACTTACTGTGTGTAACGTGGCAGGTGACAGCCAGATGTCCGAGATGGCGCGTAAGCTAGACGACACGCTACGCGGTGTAACTCCCGATGGGTTGCGCAACAACGAGGGGTTCCGTGCCGAAACCAAACGGGCAGTGGACGATGTACTGAGACAAGTACAGCCCCAAACTGGGCACGGCCTACTACCATCATTGGGGATGTAATCATGGATAAAAAATATTCAATCGCAGTGTGGGACATACAGTTCTACAAAGTAGACGAGGACGGTAACGAGTTACTGAACGAGGACGGTAGCGTCAAGCTGTTCACAGACGGTGGCAACATGGACTTATCGTATGTAGGTGCGTACGTTACTGACGATGAGTTATGGGAGGTAGAATAATGTATTACGTTGAAGCCTATGACTCAAACGACCGTCAGATACTGGGAAACCTTGACGGTCAAACGGTGCTACGTGTGCGCAACTACAAGCGCACCAAGCACTACAAGAACCTACGCACGCTACGTACGCCCCGCGTGTCGTATTACAAAATCGTGGCCGTTGATGGCCGCATTGTTGAAACGCTGTAACTAAACTAAATGTATACATATGTATACAAAACAATTGGAGCAATACCATTATGAATACACAAGCTATGTACGCATTATCGCTAGACCAAATCGCCAACGCTATCGCTACTGTTGGCCACCAACGCACCATACTCGTACAGGGTCACATGGGTAACGGTAAGTCATCACTGCTCAAGACGTTAGCAGATAGATTCCCTGACCACGTGCCATGTTACTTTGACTGTACCACAAAGGACTTGGGTGACATCAGCATACCGTCACTCAATACCGATGAGGGATACGTGACATACCTACCCAATGAGGAGTTCGGTATACATCACGGCAAGCCACTAATAATCAACATTGATGAGTTAGGTAAGGCGAATCCATCAGTCAAGAATGCCCTAAACATTACTATGTTAGAGCATAAGGTAGGTAATAAGAAGTTACCAGAGGGTAGCATTGTGTTTGCTACTACCAATCTAGGTGCAGAGGGTGTGGGCGATTTGCTACCACCACACTCACGTAATCGCATCACAGTTGTCACAGCACGCAAGTCTACCAGTGACGAGTTTATCGACTGGGGTATCAGCAACGGTGTCGATCACAGTGTGCTAGGTTTCGTGCGCGAGTTCCCGCAGGTGTTGCAAGGATTCGAGGACGTGAAGAACCCCGATGACAACCCGTACATCTTCCACCCCAAGCAGTCGCGTGCCGCGTTTATCACCCCAAGATCATTGGAGGCCGCGAGTGACGTACTCAAGTTACGCGATCAGTATGACGATCACACCCTGACAGCTTTACTTATGGGTACTATCGGTGATCGTGGCGCTATGGATATGATGGCGTTTGTGAAGCTGGCCGACCAACTACCGAGCCTACAGTCTATCAAGGACGACCCGCTCAATGCCAAAGTACCCGAGTCAGCATCAGCCGTGTGCATGACAGTGTTCCGTGCTATGGGTGCGATGCAACGTGACTGGGTCGATGCGTGGGTGACGTACATGCAACGTCTCGACAAGGAGGCGCAAGGTCTGTTCGCCAATGGCATACGTGCTAACTCGTATGCGCACCGCGATGTTGTGATGCAGAGTAAGGAGTTCACCGCGTGGGCTATGCAGAACAACTACATGTTCGCAAGTGACAAGGTATAGGAGAGATACTATGTTGACTATAGGTAAACAACTTACTGCGGAGGAGCGACTGTCAAAGGCAGTCGTTGCCATCATGGGACACCCGAGATACACAGCACTAGCAGGTGTGTTGATGATCGGTGAGAAAACTATCGAGGACGATGTACCGACAGCGTGTACCAATGGGCGTGATGTGAAGTACGGACGTGCGTTCGTTGACGGGCTGACCGATGCCGAATTGCGTGGGCTAGTACTGCACGAGGACGAGGGGCACAAGCTACACCGCCACCTTGAGATATGGAAGTGGATGTATGAGATTGATCCGCATCTAGCTAACTGCGCGTGTGACTACGTTATCAACATCAAGATCGTCGATGACAACAGGCAAGATGGGTTCGCTGAACTACCCGAGGGTGGGCTAGTCGATGAGCGGTTCCGTGGTATGGACAGCGCACAGGTGTTCAACATCCTACGCAAGGAGCAGGACGAGCAGTCGCAAGACGATCAGGGTGGTGACTCACAGGA